GCTCAGATCGTCAAAAATTCTGCATATAACGACGGGTTGGCATTGCATCCGATCGAAGCCGATCGAATAGATGTCGATAAGAATGAGGTCATGGATGGTGGTCGAAAGATTCGTATGGGTGTGGAACTCGACGAGTTTGAGCGGCCGGTTGCATATCACGTTCTTAATTATCATCCGGGCGACTATGATTTTACACAGAATCGACCAGCGAAGAAGTCGACTAGGATTACTGCTGACAACATCATTCATGTATTTAAGAAAAAACGACCGGGACAGACAAGGGGTGAAACCGCGTTTGCTCCTGCAATCTTCGCGCTGAAAATGCTTGATGGGTATAGAGATGCTGAGATTACGGCTGCCCGAGCTGCGGCAGCTAAGTTTGGCGTTCTCTACTCACCTGGTGGCGACGGAATCGCAGATTCATATGACGAGGAGATACCTCAGATTGATTATGAAGCCGGGACAATCCAATCATTGCCGATGGGCTATGACTTGAAGATGATTGATCCAACTCATCCTACAAGCGCTTTTTCTGATTTCAATAAGGCCGTATTACGCGGTATTGCATCTGGTATCGGACTTTCTTATGAGGCATTGAGCAACGATCTTGAGGGAACATCTTACAGCTCGATACGTCAGGGAGCATTGTTGGAACGCGACCAATTTCGTAATGATCAGCAGTTTATGATTGATCATTTTGTGGACAAAGTGTTTAGGGCTTGGCTACGTTGGTCTATGGAGACCGGCTTGCTGACACTCAACGGGACGCCTATTGGCGTGGACAAGTTTGTAAAATTTACAGAAGCCGTCCAGTGGCGCGGCCGTGGCTTCCAGTGGGTTGATCCTCTCAAAGAGATTAATGCCGCTGTTGTCGGCCTGCAAAATGGAATCTTGTCTATGCAGGATGTCGCAAATCATTACGGTCGTGACGTTGAGGAGACTTTTGCACAAATACAGCGTGATAGAGATGTTGCATCTCAATTCGATATCCAAACGGCGTTTGAACCGTTTGGAGCGCCTAAAGCTCCCGTTCAGACAGATCTCATTGAGGAAGAAGAGTGAGTTATAAGCCGACTGACGGGATGATTACGGAAGCCACAAAAGGTTTGGAGTGGCGTTCTGAGCATGGTCGCGGTGGGACAGAAGTCGGCATAGCGCGAGCAAGAGACATTAAAAACGGGAAGAACTTGAGTGAAAGCACTGTCAAAAGGATGTTTTCGTTTTTTAGTAGGCACGAAGTTGACAAGAAAGCGGAGGGCTTTCGCCCAGGAGAGGATGGATATCCTTCTAACGGAAGGATTGCTTGGGCTTTGTGGGGCGGCGACGCAGGGTTTTCTTGGAGTAGGAAGATTGTGAACAGTCTAGATGATGAGCGTTCATATGAGGACAGCAGATATGAAGTCTCTTCTGCTGTCAGGAAAGGCTTAGAGAAGAAAGCCAGTGATCACAACAAGAAGGTAGGTGACACCGCATCTAAGCGCACCTCTACTAGGACACTGATAGCTGTATTCCGCCGAGGTATCGGTGCGTACAAAACTAACCCGCAATCGGTGAGACCAAGTGTAAAGTCACCAGAACAATGGGCATACGCCCGAGTTAATAGCTTTTTGTACGTCTTACGGAATGGTAAATTCCGTAGCGGGAAACATGATACCGACCTTTTGCCATCTGGGCATCCTATGTCTAGTAAGGATCGCGCAGATGAAACAGTGTATAATTTTAGGGAAACCGATGATTGGATAGTTGAGGAATCAATTATGGATAAGGACCAAGAATATGACGAGCGTCATATTATTTCTGCAACTGAGACTGAAGATTCGGTCATTGTTGAGTTCGGCAAGTCGGAAAACTATAAGGGATTGAACGAAATGCCTGATGTAGTAGAAGAGACCGAACAGAACATGATGTATGACGATGACGATCGACATAATCCAGTGGAGATTGTTCATCGCGCCATACATCTCGATGAAGACGATATCATCGATGAAGAAGAAAGAAGAGTACGCATCGTTATGTCAACAGAGAATCCTGTTGAGCGTGGGTACGGTAAAGAAATTTTAGACCATAGGAGTGAATCCATTGATATGTCGTGGATCGCCACCGGTCGCGCACCGCTGCTACTTGACCATGACACGGCTAAGCAGATCGGTGTCATTGAATCTGTGGAGTTAGATTCGGATGAGCGCAAAGTCCGTGCTTCAGTCATCTTCGGTCAAAGAGGACTTGCCGATGAAATATTCCAAGATGTAAAGGACGGCATAAGACAGAATATTTCTGTTGGCTATGCAGTAAACAAGATGGAGCGCGAGGGCAAAGATACCTATCGCGTAAAATCCTGGCGTCCCATGGAAGCATCCGTAGTATCTATCCCCGCCGACAGTCAATCGCGTGTGGGAAGAAGTGCCGAGGCTCCTACTGAACCCGTAATCGAAACTTCTGAAAGAGAGGAGACTGTAATGTCTGAAGAAGTAGAAGTAAATGTTGAGGCAGTAGCGTCCGAAGCAGCGCGTACCGCCCAAAAGGAGGCCGCTCAAATCTTTGAGCTCGGTGCTCGGCATCATATGACAGACAAAGCCGCGGAAGCGGTTCGTTCTGGACAAAGCTTAGCTGAGTTCCGTGGTGTAGTTCTAGATGAGATTGGTGACAAGCCACTTGTCACTGAAGACATTGGAATGACTGACAAAGAAGTCAAGCGGTTTAGTCTGATCAAAGCCATCAGAGCTATGGCAAACCCAAATGAACCAAAATTCAGGGAAGAAGCTGCTTTCGAATTTGAAGCCGCTCGAGCTGCAGCCGAGTTGTACGGTGTGACCTCTCGGGGCCTTATGATCCCGCCTGATGTCATGCGTCAATGGGCTCAACGTGATCTGAATACCAGTAATGATTCGGCTCTTGTACCGCAAGATTTCCGAGTTGGTGATTTCATTGATGTCTTACGCAATCAGTCTTCAGTTATGCAAGCTGGTGCTAGGATGCTTAATGGGTTATCTGGCAACGTGGTCATTCCGAAGAAGGCAACTGCCTCTAGCGCTGGGTTTGTAACTGAGGGCCATGCGCTGAGTGAGTCTGAAGCGACTTTTGCACAAGTCACGATGACACCAAAGACTGTCGGAGCATTCACCGATGTAACGCGTCAAATGATGATTCAATCATCTCCTGACATCGAAGCATTGATTCGTGATGATCTGACTCAATCGATCGCATTGGCTATTGACGCTGGTGCTTTGGAAGGATCAGGTTCGTCGGGCAATCCAACAGGTATTAAAAATACCACTGGCATCAATGCTCCGACTAACTTCGCTGCAGCCAATCCAACGTTCGCAGAAGTGGTCGCCATGGAGACTGCTGTCGCAGAAGACAACGCGCTTCTTGGGAATTTGGCCTACATTCTTCCAGCAAGTATGTATGGCGCTCTCAAGACCACTGAAAAGGCAACAGGGACAGCTCAGTTTGTAGTTGAGCCTGGTGGCACTCTCAATGGATATAATGCGATTGTTTCGAATCAAGTCACAGCTGGTGACCTGTACTTCGGTAACTTTGACGATCTGTTGATTGGAATGTATGGCGGAATCGATCTTTTGGTTGATCCGTATAGCGCCAGTAACAGTGGTAATGTTCGTATCCGAGCGATGCAAATGGTCGACGTTGCAGTAAGACACGCGGTGTCATTTGCTGTCAATAACGACGGTTCATAACCCATAATGATGACGGGGGCTTCGGCCCCCAGATTCTTAGGAGAATATATGCATTATCGTATTATCAGAGACTGCAGGATCAATGGAGCTCCAGCGAGAGTTGGCGATATTATTTCTGTCGATGAGGCAACGGCATCCCAGCTGATGGCCATGGGTAGAGTGGTTCCTCATACTGAGGATTCTAATAATTCCGATAGGCAAGTTAAGAAGGTGGAAACCCGTGAAGGTACAAGTGAGACTGATAAAAAGGTCAAACCACGGACAAGCAGGGGACGTAGTAAGTCTTCAAAAGGAAACAGCAAGTCTTCTAGTTAGTATTGGAGCTGCTGAGTCTCTCGATGATAGTCCAGCAGAGCCTCTAGAGGAGGTTGACGAAGAGGTCGAAGACGATGACAGTGGAGACGAGTCAGGACCGGCTGACGGTTCTGAATGATTTCGGAGTTGATGTCACCATTGGCTCTTCAAAGATTAAAGCTATATTTGATAACCCTCACCAGGATATTACGATTGGTGGCGAGGTCCCTTTCTCAATACAAGAATGTTATATAACAGCTAGAACAGCTGATCTAACAAGCGTTGGACAAGGCTCCATACTTGTTATTGATAGCGTAAATTATGCTGTGACTGATATCCAACCGGACGGAACGGGCATGACAATGGTCATGTTAGAAAGACAATGAGTCACGTCAGACAGCAGATACGTGAATATTTCGAAACGCAACTCACTGGTCTGACGACAACCGGCTCTAATGTATACGCCAGCAGGGTTTATCCTCTCGGGTCTGGCAAACTCCCCGCCTTACTCATTTATACTCATTCTGAATCTGTAGAGGAGCAATCCTTCTCTAGCAAAAGAGTTCAGATGAGAACTTTGGAAGTTAATGTAGAAGGATATATACGAGCTGTATCCAACTTCGACGACAAAATTGATGACGTTTTGAAAGAAGTAGAGGTGGCCTTACTTGACGATCCCAAGTTAGGTGGTCTGGCTATTAATACTGAGCTAACTTCAGCTCAATGTGATTATTCAGGCGACGGGGAACAGCCTGTTGCTACTCTGGTTATTACTTTTACGGTACAATACCGTACAGAAACAGGGCAACCTGAAACCGCCATTTAAGGAGGCTTAATCATGGCAACTCACACCGCCGCAAATGGCGTAGTAAAGGTAGGAAACAATGCGGTAGCGGAGGTTACTGGATTCTCAATCGAGTACAACAGCGACACTGTAGAAGATACAGTGATCGGGGATACTGCTCGAACATATCTGCCTACGTTAAAAATGTTTACAGCAACGCTTGACGTTTTTTGGGACGAAACAGATACTAATGGACAGTTAGCCTTGGACATCGGTACGTCGATTACCTTCCAGGTATTCCCAGAGGGAGACCAGACAGGTGATTTATATTACACCGGGACAGGGATCGTTACTGGTCGGTCAGTATCAACGTCTACCGGCGAGATGATCACTGCTTCTTTTACAGTTCAAGGTTCAGGCGATTTAACTGAAACTACTGTATAGGTGATAAATGAGTCTTCTTGATAAGCTTAAAGAGGCTATCGAGTTTGACAACATAGAAATAGAGGTTGCCGCTTGGGACGAGACGTTTTACGTCACGCCCCTATCGGTGGCCGAGCTGTCTAAGTTGCAAAAGCGATTTCCTGATTTCCTGACTAATTCTTCAGTCGACGCAGCAATCGAATTAATAATAATGAAAGCTAGAACGAAAGACGGAGAGAAAGCGTTCACGCTTGAGCATAAGCCGTGGTTGATGAAGCAAAAAGTCACTGTAATCATGCCATTCTATAGCGTCCTAGTGGGAACGGCCTTACAAGAGGATCACGAAAAAAACTAAGGGAAGACTCGCTGAGACTGAGTCTGTTCAGATTGGCGAGTCACCTTGGAAAAACGGTAGCTGAGATGGAGCGTATTCCATACTCAGAACTGTTAGAATGGATCGCGTATTTCAGAATAGAGGCTGATCAAGATGCCAGCAGTAACCCAAAAAATAGTCCTACTCGCTGACGATCAAACTGGAGCTGCTATTCGATCGGCGTTAAATAACACTCAGAAGCTCGACAAACAAGTCCAAAAAACCAGTTCTACCATGAGGACGGCAACTCGACAGAGTAGAGCCGCTTTTGGTCAACTTGGACATCAAGTTCAGGACGTTGCTGTACAAGTCCAAATGGGCATGAACCCTCTCATGGTCTTAGGTCAGCAGGGTTCTCAAATGGCATCAATTTTCGGTCCTGGTGGTGCAGTAGCGGGCGCGTTCATCGCACTTGGATCGATTGCCGCAGCTCAGCTCGCCCCAGCTCTTTTCGAAGCAACTGACGCCGCAACCCAACTAGAAAACGCTAACAAGAAACTGGATCGTGTTGTTTCTAGTATGAAAGGCGGTGTAATCGAGCTCACCGAAGAGATACGAGAACTGGCTAAAGCAAATCTTGAGTTAGCTCAGTTAGAGTTGTCACTCGGGATGGTTCAAGCGCAAGCTGCTGTTGAAGCTGCTACGAAAGCGATATCTACGTCATTAGATACTCTGATGAGCGGATTTCTAGATAATAAAAGCTTAAAATCATTTAAAACAGACATCCAAACTACCTTCAATTCGAGCTCCACCGACGCAGAGATTGCATCCAGAAGAATAAACGGCGCGTTGAGTACGCTTGCAGAAAACTTAGGGATAAACAAGAAGCAAGCAAAGCAGCTGACAGGTGCATTGATAGAGTTTAGCGATAACACTACGAAAGAAGGTATAGAGAAGCTTCAAAATTTCTTAGTACAGTTTGCCAAAGAAGTAGATATAACAGACGAGCAGCTGAGAACCTTAGTTATATCATTGATCGACAATAGTGAGGCCGCTTTGAAGGCGGTTAAGACGCAAGAAAAGCTTAAGGAAGTTATGGAACTTGGGTCTGCTGGATTCAAGGACAATAAGGAAGCATCAAAGCAAGCAAAAGAAGAGTTGGCTGCATTTACAAAGTCAGTGGAAGAGCATCTGTCAATGCGGGACAAACATATTGTCAGGGATCAAAAGCTTCTTCAGCTTGAGCGTGACCTAGCTAAAGCCAGAGAGATTATGGACCATGAGCTAGAGCAGGCGATTGAAAATAGGATTGCTTTACATAAAGAAGAATTGGCGGCTAAGGCAAAAGCAGATGATGAAAGAAGAGCCAAGAGAATATTGGCTGAACAAAGAGAGCGTAATCAGTTGTTGTTCAACGGGCTATCTGCTATGCAAAAGATGGCAGCTGAACAAAAACGCCTGATCGATGTCATTGGAGAAGGAGAAAGAGGGTTAGGAGACTTTAACAGTACAGAGTTGGCAGCCTACACAAAGGCGATGGAAGAATTCCATGAAGAGGTATACGGTGAGAGAACTAGGCAAAGAGCCAAAAAAGCCAGAGAGGATGCAAGAAAACTAGAAGAAGCGCGTAGAAAACTGGCTCAGCAGGATGAGGAAGCTGCGAAAATCATGCGCGAAATGGCTCCTGATCGAGAGAAATTCATTGCTTTCCAAGAGAAAATTAATCACCTAGTGAGAAATCATGGGTTGTCGCTTGAAGCGGCTAACAAAGCGCTCGCTGAAGCAGCAGAAGAATATGGGGTGGTCAATACCGCATTACGTGATGTAGGTGAACAGGGGCTGAGATCGTTTGAGGACGGATTAGTCGACATAGTGTCTGGAGCTAAATCAGCAAAAGATGCTTTTGCCGATATGGCGAGATCAATCATTAACGATCTAATTCGTATGCAAATTCAACAAAGAATAACTGGGCCGTTGAATAATACACTCACTTCATTCTTGACTCCTGCTTCTCCAACAGCTGTTGGCAATATGCCTAATGCTCAGATGACTAGGGCGCCTATAGCAAGGGCTATGGGAGGACCTGTTTCAGCCGGTCGCCCTTATATGGTGGGTGAGCGTGGGCCAGAGCTAATGATTCCAAGTAGCTCTGGTCGCGTCGTCTCCAATGACAGATTAGGTGGAGACACTGTTAATATCAGTTTGAACGTATCCACTGGAGTTTCAGCGACTGTCCGACAAGAAATGCAAGATATGTTGCCACAGATCGCCGAAGTCGCTAAATCTGCTGTCCGAAATGCTCATGCACGTAGAAGGATGTAAAAATGGGTCATGTCACTTATCCAATAACGTCCGTAACATCTCAGCTAACTAACAACATCGCATCTGTACAAGTTAAAGCTGTTGGGGCGAGCGCTATAAACGAAAGTCCGTTTACATTTGCACAACAAGTTTATGAGTTTAGTGGCAAAAGATGGGAATTTAATTTAACGACTTGTGCTTTAGGGTCGAATACTGCAGCTCTTAAAGCAGTACAAGGATTTTTACTGAGTCTGAAAGGTGTGAGAGGAACCTTTGAGTTAGACATCCCAACTATATTGAATGAAACGAGATCGGGTCAGCATACTGGTACTGTGACTGTCAATTCTGGCGCGATAGCTGGTGAAACAAATATCACTTTGACTAAGACGGGGTCATTCTCACCTACACAAGGTGATTGGATTTGCTTAACCGGGTCAACCACTGCAATACCAAGATTACATAAAATAGCATCTTTCACTTCAAGCACCCTTAAAATGGCTATTTGGCCTGGGCTACGTGAGAATTCCACAAGTGAAACCATAACGCTCACAACTACTAACCGAAAGTGTCGTTTTAGATTGTCGGACAATGAAATTACGTGGTCTAAGAGCATAGAAGGTTTCACAGTCTGTTCTTTTGATATCGTGGAGGCGTTGTGAGTCGATCAGGTTCTCCAGCAGATTTTTCAGGCGATTCCATTGAATTGTTTTTCGCCGTCAATTTTCAAATGGACGACGAGACGGTAGGTTTCTGGACAGGATACGGGGACATTACTGTCGACTCAATAACATATACAGGTGCTGGAGAAATGTTGTCTTTTTCGGAAATATCGGAAGACAATCAGATAAGCGCAAATGGTGTCACAGTCATCCTTGCAGGATTAGATGCAACAGCCAAGGATTTAGCATTAGATCAAGAGTATCAATATCGTAAGGCAGAGATTATTGTGGGGTCGTTGAACAACTATCCTACAGTTCAGAGCTACAAGTTATTCGTTGGCTTAATTGATAAGGTGTCGATTGATGATGGACCGGAATCTTCTACTGTCAGTATTTTCTTAGAAAATCGTTTGATTGATCTTAATAGACCGAGAGTTTTGCATTACACAAATGAAGAACAAAAACACTTTTCTCCAAATCGGATCAACCCCGCTAACTCTCCAATCACTGGGTCTACAATAGTTACTGATGCAGGGCTGAGTGAAATTGGAGGCATACAAGACAAACAGATTATATGGAAGGCTCCATAAATGGGCTTCTTCAGTCGTCTTAGAAGGTCAGTAAAGCAAACTGTACAATCTCTTGCTGATCCAAAAACTTTAGGCACGTTGGCAGTAATGTATGCTTCCGGTGGTATTGCCACGTCTATGCTCGGCGGAAGCACGTTCTCTGCCGCTTTAGCTTCAGTCGGCAAAGCATCATTTTGGACAGCAGCAGCTGGGCAATCAGCTGTATTTTTGGGATTGGGAGCTGTCGCTCAAGCTCTTGGCCCAGATCCAGACAATGTTGGTGGTCGATCAATCCAAGACCTTGGCGCTCAAGGTTCAAGGTTTCAGTTTCGCTCACCAACAGGGGTACGGGAAGTTATTTATGGCGAGACAAGAAAGTCTGGTGTTATCGCCTGGATTGGTTCTACCTCTTCCACTGGTGCAGAGTCTGGCAATGAGTTTTTACACATGGTCATTTGTATTTCTGGGGCTAAGTCAGACAGTGCAGCAGCTGTCTATCTGAATGACACACAAATTAAAACCAATCTTAATGCCAGCGCTGGTTTTGTTGCGGCTGATACAGGAACGACACCTGATTTCTCCGCTAAGGTATCACTGCAATGGAAAGATGGAAGCTACCCTCAGACTTCTCTGACTGAAAACTCTGGTACAAACACCAACCCAGCCGGTTGGCAATCAAGCTATAGACTTGATGGAATTTCATATCTGTACATAAGGATGCAATATGACGCAACTTTGTTCGAAAGCGGAATCCCGAACATTTCTGTCCGATGTAAAGGCAAGCCAGTTTACGATCCGAGAACAGCTTCTACTGGATTTTCAAGCAATCCAGCGTTATGTATTCGAGACTATCTTTTAGATTCTGATTATGGAATTGGCTGTCACCCAAATGAAATTGATGAAGATTCCTTCCAGACTGCAGCGAACGTATGCGATGAGAACAGTAATCAGTATCAGCTCAATGGCGTTGTCGACACCTCTAAATCTCCAGCTTCTATTCTGACTGATATGCTTACTAGCTGCTCAGGAACTTTGTCATACTCTAACGGAAAGTTCCGTCTCAAAGCGGCTAAATTTATTGCACCTACAATAACGATTACTGAAGATCATTTGTTGAATGCTATTGATGTACAAGCAACCAATTCGATGAGAGATCAATTTAATGTAGTCAAGGCAATTTATTATAATATCAGCCTAGATCAAGTGACTGATATGCCTGTTGAAGACGAGCTCGATCTTTTGTTTTTAGACAATGGACAGAGCAATTCCGTCGACCTTTCTTTACCTTTCACAACTTCCGAAGCTAAAGCCAGGAAGCTTGCTGAACTAGCTTTGTTTAGAGCTAGGAATCAAATGACTGTGAACGCTTTAGTTAATTTAGAGAAATTCGATATACAGATCGGTGATAACGTCAATTTCACATATCCTAGGTTAGGTTTCACTAATAAAATATTTGAGGTGATTTCTTGGTCTTTTGCCTTCTCTGGTAGAGAGCTAGGTATTTCTTTGACGATGAAAGAAAATAGTTCGGCTTCGTATTCTGGAGGTACAGCATTGACTCAGCAAATAAGAAGAGTGACTAAAAACGCGATTGAGTATTTAGATGTTTCGACACAATTTTCTGCTAATAGTGAATATGCTGCTTCATCTGCTAAAGTTCTAATTATAGAAAAAGGCGCTGAAATATACGGACGTAGGGCAGCTTCTGGGGTGACTGCGAAACCCGCCTTAGAAATCCCATCAGGAATGGGGGGTACTCTTACTATCAAAAACTATGGTGCGGTATTTGGAGCATCAGGTGAATTTCATGGGGCTCACGCCAGCCATAATGGTGGAAATGCGATAGAGATTGATTCTTCAGTATCTTCAGATGTGACAATCATAAATTATGGAACGATTGCTGCAGGGGGCGGTGCTGGAGGGATCGGCGCTAGAAGCGCTTTCGCAACATATTTCCCAGATGCGTTCGCGAGTGTCAATGTTGGTGGCTTTGGCCCAGTTGATGGAGGTGATGGAGCTGGCTGGGATGGTTCGGAGGTAATACAACCGTTATCGACTAAAAATCTGGGAGCGGCCGCCATATCCTATACTGGGAGCGCTATAACTTCTCACTTTGGTAACGCTATTACGGTCGGTAGTAGCGGGGCAGGGAGTAATGGTGGAGGTTTTGGCGCCGCAGGAGGTCCTGGACAGGACGGTGGCGATTCGACAAACGAAAGTAATCAGAACATGACCCCTCCATTACCAATTAGACAAGGGTTCTTGGTATCGAATGAAAGTGCAGACGAACAAGGAGGTATTGGAGGCAACTCGATCGTGAATGGTACAGACGGAGAGGTTCTTAATAGAGGGACGATACATGGTAGTATTACGTAACAGGAGAATATCATGTCAGAATCTTACAAATTAGTTCAGGGCGATACTGGCCCTCAAGTCAAAGTGACTTTGACTCGATCTGATACTGGCAGCGCTATTGATCTTACGGGGGCCTCAACCTGTAAGATGCACTTCAGGAAAAAGAACAGTGATACGATACTGTTCTCGCTATCCAATGCCAGCGGTTCTTCAGATCAGGGCAACGGGATCGCTATATTCGCATTCTCTGGAACTCAGCTAGATGTTACTCCTGGTGATTACGAGGGCGAGGTTGAGGTGGTTTTCAATACTGGAACCAGAGAAACGGTTTACGAAACTATAGATTTTGTGCTACGTGCTGACTTTACATGAGCATAAAACGATCAGTAAGCTTTGCCAGAATC